TATTATAGCGTTATAGCGTTATAGCGTTATAGTAATAAAAAATAATAAAGAATACAATAACTTACACCACATCATTTCGATAACGCGCTAAATTTTCATATGCGTTATTATGCGTTATCCCCCCCCGCCAGGAGTATGTTCTTTACTTGAAATACCACCATCTTCTTTGATTTGTTCCTTCAATATTGCGAACTTCCGATCTAAAACCGAAACGACGTAAAGCGGTATCCATTTTGCTTTTGTGTCTAGTAAAATCATTTGGTAAATCTGTATTGAATGCTGTTTCAGATCGTAACCACGACGTAATAAATTCGTGTCTAACTCCATCTTTCTTAGCTAGCTCCATATTATTGACATTTCCACTTACACCATCAAAATATGCCTCAATCCATTCATACTCTGTCGTAACCAATTCTCTATCTGTAGTTTGACTAGTTTGTATCTCCATTTCGCCATTATTCAAAAACGGCAGCTTTCCACTATCATACATGTGTATTGCTTGAGATAATATTTGTGGATACTCTCTTTCAAATTCTTCTAAATCCACAAATACATTCATAGGCAGATTTGATCTAATAGGAATACAACGTGTATTGCCAGTAGGATCATTAAGATGATGCCAATTATTGGTTGTTACTATAGCAATACATCTTTTCAAATACGAAGCAAATTCCTTTGTCTGATAGAACACTTTGTATTTGCTAATTGGATCTGTTACCCAACTCTTCCAAACATTAATACTTGTTTTGTCTAATCCACCTTCTTCATCCATTTCTACTATAGCCATGCCTACTGTAGATTTATCAAAATTAGTTGGGTCCTCTTTAATATGACCTTTAGTAAACCAAAACGATGGAACAAATCTCTTACACAGCTCTGACTTACCAATATTTTGAGCACTTTCTATAGCGAAATAATAACGCAATGGACATCCTGGCTCATAACATCTGCGCACCAACGATAACATTAACAATCTTGACCAAGTAGCACTCCACTGGCAAACATCCGCTTTAAGATATTTGACTGCTATACAATTCTCTTGCGTATATCTGTCAATACCATCCCACAATCCTCTATACCCATCCATCCATTGCTTATAAAAGTCAACTTTATTCGTTTGAGAAACAAATAATACAGCATCATCTAATGCACTAAACGTAATCTCAGTTGGGAATATAAATTCATTCAATGTTTGTTTCAATCCTGTTTTATTGGTCAAATCATATCTATAATACGTTCTTTCCGATTCATTAACATTTAATACAAATTCTTTAGTTTTTGATTCCCAACACATTTTACTGAAATATATATCATCTGACATAGTATCAAATACAAATTGGACTTTGGTAGACGCCAGGAGTATTTGCTTATAGTTGAATGGATTGGCCACCGGCATACCATTCTTGTTAGTTAATAAGTTCTCTGCCGTAGTGAATGCGTTTATAGTGCTTTTGACTTTGGCCTTTTCTCTATCATCAAATATATCTTTGATTCTGCCTTTGGATCCACGAACTGTCTGTGATATTTCTTCCAATATTCTATCGTAATGAAGACCGTCCAATTGCTTTAGTTGCCACAACCCCTCAATGAATACATCTCCATCTCTACCATATAATATTGATTTGCGTTCCAACGCCTCAATTCTTTGTAATTTATTAATGAACATCTCCAATGCATCTATGATATCAAATATATCATTTGTATTAGAACTCATTGTCTCTCTCCGCCTTTTCTTTGCCGTTGCGAATGCCGTCCCTTATCGTTCTGTCATCATTCTTAGTATTGCCTCGCCAATAATACATGCATTTGTCTAATAACTCATCTATAACCTCATCTTCATCAAGTAATTCTTGCCAAATCAATTCTCCCATCCAACTGCTAAATTTGTATAATGGTCTATGTCTATTGCCTTCTGTAAGATCCCACAAATGCACTACTTTATCATCATCATCTTTAATATTGCCAGCTTTGAGAAATGCTTCAGCTTGTTTCTTAGTTCGCTTATTCAAACGATATGATCGCTCTCCAACAACTCTTTCTGTATCACTAATTTCTGTATAGATCTGATCTCCTGGTATCCATGCCACCAAATCCGAACATGGATCTGCCATACCAATAAACGTTGGTCTCGCAACATAAATAGCCTGTATTGGGCTAAATAAAGCACTGTCCACCACTGATGTGAAGTGCTTTTTCAACGACAAACAAGATATTCTTGCGCTATTCCACAAGAACAATCTGATATTTATACCAGGTTTTCTTTCGCTCAAGTAACTAGCACTTGGTATCGCGAATGCTTGAACACCACTGAGACCTAGCGCCAGGAGCATCTTTTGAGCATCTTGCTTTAGATCACCACTACATTTATCGTAATTGTCTACATCCAATGCATACCAATTCTGTTCTTGCTCAATAATAGTTGCCGGATCACCTTTAACTTTATCATCATACAACAATCGTCGTTGTTTCGGCAAAGTATCATCTTTAGCCACTCCGCGCAATAAACAACACTTAGGCCTGTGCAACAAGTATCGCACAAGCTGACATAGATCATCTAAACACTCGATTTCTTTACTGAAGAATTTGTAATGATATGCGTTTTTGAAATCAATAATTCTGCCATCAGCAAATATAGTTTTGTTTAATTGCTTGCCACCAAGAGCAAGTGCAACCGTAACTATATTACGATTGGCAAACGTTTGGGGCTTTACTTCCGTATCGCGATCGACTATATACTCGTTGGCCAATTACTTGATCCTTTCGAGTGGTTGGTTATCCATATTGTTCCCCCCAAAGACTATATGGTTTCTATGCCTACTACATACTAACTAAGAGGCCAGGAGCGTCGCAAGCAAATCCTGGCCTCTTTTCTTCAGCAACCTAACGTAACCGAACGGTAAGACTACGCTCCCGCGTTCGCGAGGTAAAGCGTCGAATATACTTAGGAGTGGCCGATGGCTGAGACGCTGTTGTGCAAAGGATCATGGGCTCTCGGCACGGCATGCGGCCGGTGTCCGCGTTGCAAGAGATCGCCCCAACGAACGCAGGATCAGACAATGGACGATAGTTATATTTTGGCCGGCGCCAAGTTTTACGCGCGAGCCGTCGCGACGCGAGCAGTGAGTGGTGTCATTCCCGAGTGGGATGATGAGGCAGACGACGCCAACTGGCGCAGGACGCGCCCTGATGTCCGGTCCGGATGCCTCGACATGGTGCGCGGGATTGTCGCCGCCGCCGGATTCCGGCTGGCGCAAGAGGCGGTCGGCAAACGCCGTCGAGAGACGCCGGCCCTGGCGCCGCGAGGCCGTGTGGAGAAGAAGCCCGAGGCGCACCGCAGCACCGAACGAAAGTGAACCCCTGGGCTTCGCCGGAGGATGCTTCGCCGTTGCTGCGGCGCCAGAGGGTATCCCAATCTTTTGCATCCCAATGATTAGATCTAATGATCGACGAATATTAATAGTTGACAAGTTGAGATTTCTTTGGGTATTGTGTGTTCTTGCTGACATGAAGGAACGCGGCCAGAAGATTACTTGGTTCAATTTAGAAAATGAACTCGGTCAAGAAACTCACGAGATGTTTCGTTTCTATCGCGATATAGCTATGGACAACAAATATATAGCGCCAGATAGCCAAACTCTGACCGATAAAGGTCAAAGAGCAGTGGCTAACTGGCGCCATATACAAGCAAAGTTATTTGACTTCTAATCGTTTCGATTCTGTAAATTTATGTAGCCATCTGTCATATTCAACCCTAGTATCAAATTCATTATCTCGATAAAATTTGTCCTCAATTCTTATTAATTCACTGTGTAATTTTCTTGATAATGCTACTATTTTATCACCAATGATTACGCTGTTGCCTTTATTATTCAAATTGGCTATCTTTACCAATTTGTTTATAACGTCATCCACTTCAATATAAATTTGTTTCATCAAATCCAACGTCATTGTTCTTTTATTACTCACAGTATTTACTCCCTTTACTTCGCGGCGTTTCGCCGCTATATACCCGTTCGCGTGAGAGATTTGGGCCGGACACTCAAACATTTCTCATTTGCATACCTCCAAGTAAAATGGCCCTGTATACCAGGGCCATTTTATTATTCACTCGGCAGTTTCTGTAGTCTCGCCAGGAGTAGTTACTTCTTCTGGCGGTTGGTTCTTTCTCATATTGACATACCAGAACCTCGGATTTGGTGAGCCATCCTCCAGAAATTCCGGCTGGTCAGCATAATACAGACCAATATAGCCATGCATTAGGTCGTTGTCCCAATGCCATCTTTTCGGACCAGAGAACTCTGTATTTTTCTTCGACATCAGGCTGCTGTCGAATGGTGTATTCAAGTATTGGTCATAGGTCATTCCGTTCTCATACAAGTTGAAGGAATGATACCCATGGCTACTGACTTGACGAGGATTATCGTCAACCAATATACGCAAGCGCAAACCTGCGTCATACTTGAAGGTCCTGGCATTGGGTTTCTCAGTAACCACACCCTTCGGTCTGCCCTTCCGGCCAGAAGTAGCTGGTGCATCTGATCCATTCAACTTGCGGTATAGTTCAGCACCAAGTTCCGTCAGCTGAACACCAGTCAACATTTTCGTTTCGTCATCGTAGACTGCATTAAAGATACCTCGCCCAACAACATTATCTCTCATGCTGGGCTGGAACCAAGGCTTCATATCCTTGTGCAGTTCCTCAAACGAAACTGTTTTGGTGATAGGATCAGTCTCACCAATATAAGTTTCCATGAAGTGCTTCACCACTTTCACTTCATTGGGCTTCAGCTTTCTCGGGCCAGAAGCCCGCTTTACTGGCTTTGCTTCTTGTTCCTCTGCCGTAACTGTTTCCTCCATCGGCACAGCAACTTGTGCACCAGTGGTATCCACAATTACTTCTGGCCCAGGAGGCAAAGGATGCTCAACGCTCTGAGTTGTAGACACAGTGTTACCTTTCTTGCGACTCATTACATACCTCACAATGTCAAAGATCATAGGCCGGACTGAAAGCGTATCGTTACGCTTCCGACAATAGCCTAGCCTATCCCATCGGCTGAGTAAACCCCCATAGGACAATAATCCGTCTGCGTAACGATGGCTACAATTATCGCTGCGGGCCAGGAGTAAGATAACGTTGTTTGATTTCTGGAATTTGAGATAATTCTGCTTTCAATTTAGTTTGTTCTTTGAGTGCGTTTCGCGGACAATGAGCATAATATCTACCATCAGTCAATACAGCTTTACTGGTTAATGTTGGCTTCATTACCCATTTTGGATCATTCCAAATTCTACGAACCATTACGCTGTTATATTGCTCTACAATTGATTTGCTGTATATGCCGTATCCAAGTTTGTGTTTAGAATGATGTTGTATTGGGCTCATCATCTTCCGTAATGCAACATGTCCTTTATGGAACAATACTGAGCATAAATACTGTTCATCTAATGACCCTGGTAGATGTTCCATTTCATCCCAAGCAGCTGCCAAAGTGTAGATAATACCTCGGCCAGTAGGGAACCAAGGTTGTGGTCCAATAAATGTTGCCCTTCCGTGTCCGTAACTACCAAATGCTCCACCCATACCTAAGTAACATTGTCGATTTGATACTTTGGAGAAATGTTCCATATCTTGTATGGCCTCAAGAATGAAATCCTCCCAACCATTATTAAATACAAAATCATCATCAGACAATATATGATATTTGGGCTGAAAATGTTTCTCAGCCAAAGCACATGCTAATGATCTTGCCTCTGCTAAGGATATACAAGGATCAGTTATCTTCAAATGTCGATATTCCGCCACGAAATTGTTACGAATAACAACTGAATTTTCGCTCCAATTTTTACCGTTGAGCAATATAGCAAATCCAATTCTCGAACTGCGACAACTCTCTGCTATAGACATAATGTATCTGGTTTCATTCGGCTGATGTGACGGCATCTCAAATATGATATCGGGAGTCATCGTCTCATTTCCCTTACGCTCCGCTCTAGAGCCTAGCCTATCGTCGTGGGCGACGCTAGATACAAATTTAGACTGATCTAAATCATGGCTAAGAACGTATCGCGAACACAAACAGAACAAACCGAGGCAATCTATCGCCCAGGAGGGTAGGCCTGGACTAATCGGCCAGGAGCCTGCAGACAGCTTGCATAGGCCCTGCAAACAGGCCTGTAGCATGGACCATGTGTTTGAAGCATCAGATGCCCGTCTAAAAACAAAGATTAGTCTCGAAACTGGCTCTAGACGTCCAGTTTGTATTCGGGCAGGATATACATAGATAAAAGAAATAGCCTAAACGGTCCCCGGCGGGGGCCGGCTCTTTGAAAAGGGAATCAGGATATCTCGGGAACCCCTAGGGCGGTATAGTCCTGGCGGGTTCCTAGGAACGTTTGGGCTTAGGCTCTAGAACGTCCCTAGTCGGAATAGGCTTATATACTGCGGATGTTTGTTCCTGCGGTAGCCTAGGACTGGACCGTAAACTTCCTTGTAGCGAAAGCGGGATTTTGGAAGATTGTAGCGGGCGGTTCTCGTTGGGTGGCCATTTCGATGGGGTATCGTTGACTTTCCGAAATTCTTTGAAACGGTGTATACGGTAGCGTAAAGGAACCTCTAGAGCGGGCTGAATATGCGCCCCTAGAACGGGAAACTTTGCGTGTTTCCGGTATATAGTAAATCTGGTCTAATCGTAACGAAATAGCCTCTTTACCTGCGACTATTGTTTGCGGAGGGGTTTATTACCGTTGCGATATCCATTGTTCCTTTCTAGGTAATGTGGCTATTGTTAGAATGTTCTAACAATAAAGGTTGGCAAGCCCTAAAACACAGAGCCCCTAGTAAGGAATGTATGTAAAATGTCAAAGCTCACTTCTGCTCAGCTGACCGCTTATCTTAACAAGGGTGACTTTGTTAAGCCGGTGTTTCACTTGTATGTGATCGAGTGCGCCAAAACGGGCGGCAAATACTATACCGTTCGCCAGAATATGTCCGGCGAGGCGTTTATGCGTATCGTGGCGATGACCGTCAATAACGATGCGGATCGTTCGCCTCTAGCTTGGAGTGTTCGCCGGTATGGCTTTAACTCCCATGAGATCCGGCGGATTGCTACCTATACTGACCGGACTGAGGCGAGGATTGTTGCCGCCAAGTTGATCGAAAATATCGCGTCTAAGGGTTTGTCGCTTAACGGTGGTCGTGCTCGCGTTGGCGCTTCCGATAATTGGAATTGGTATTCGGAAAATGAGGCCAAGAAGTTGATTGCTACTAGGACAGCAAAGTCCAAGAATAAGCCGTCCAAATCCGCGCCTGTTCTTGAGGCGAGTGCGTAATACTAAGGGCGCCAGGAGAATACTTCTGGCGCCCTACTGTAGTGGGATGTGTATCCTGCCTGATGAGCTCTAAAGAGCGAAACAGATATCTAGAAAGGGAACGGAATAATGGTAAATCTAAATAATAGCGAAGCAGCTATGTTGTTTGGGCAAGTCAAAAGCCATTGCAGCGCGCTAAAGAATTGGATCGCGACTGCAGTTGAAAACGATGATATTGGTCGCGCGAGAGAATTGATCAAAGAATTGCGTGAATATCAGTCGCTATATTCTAAATTGAATGGTGCTATTAAGTATGGCGATTAGCAGAGTGGGCCGCTAGTAATAGCGGCTTAATGCACCGGTCGAAAGACTGCTGGTCACAAGTCCAGATATTGTGCGTTAAATCTAGAAAGGATAGGAACAAATGGAAAAACTTTATACAGTCGCCAGTTATGTGGGTGACTATCCTCTTGAGAATCAAGATTGGTGGGCCGAAGGTTTTACTGATCTACAAGAGGCCATCGATGCTGCTCGTGAGCAGCATAATAAGATGTCGGTTAAGCATGCCGATGTCTATACAATGGTGCTTGATTATGAACAAATTGAGGCTGGTGGTGACGATGTTCTGTGGCTTATTCACCAAGACAAGATCAGGATTGGTGAAGATGCAGAAGCATTCGCCAATTACTTGTCCAGCCGCGAGGATGATGATCCTCTCGGCACGTGGCACGGGAGGAACGAGTGATGACTGACAATGATTGATGTCTACTCCTGGCCGCGCGCCAGGAGCCTAATGTAGCCTTTGCCCGTCACAAGCCGGGATGCGAAATACAGAGTGGGCAACTAGAAAGGACAAGGAACAATGTATTTGCTAATATTGATTGCTGGCGGAATGCTGGCAATGGTATCGCTCATGTTCGATGTGGCTGTGGCCATTCTCTTTTGGTCAGTCGTCATCATGGGAACCATATTTCTGCTCAGAAATGCGGGAGTGTTGTAATGCAAGTAACATGGACTGGTGCTCCTCCATCAGAGTGTGATGTTTGCTCCCACAAGATCACAGCTGAATTCTATGATGCCCGAACAAGAACGGGCCAGTGGGGTTGTCTTTGCCACAATTGTTTCAAGTCTCACGGTGTGGGTCTTGGGCAAGGCAAAGGCCAGCATTACGAAAAGCTGGGTAGCGCATGGGTGAAAGTCAATGGCTAAATCCCCGATACAACAACGCGACGTTCATATCGCAAAGTTGGAGGCGCTCATTCGCGCTATCCAAGATGCGTTGAATACTTGCGAAACTGGCGATAATCTAGTGTCTGTCGCTAGAGCGGCACATCAAGCCGAACTCGTAATGTCCAAGATCACGAATATCGTTGACGGATATACTCATGTCAACGAATGGGAGGATGTGGATAACGATTCCGCTCCGCTCTAGCCTATCCTCCCGCGCCTAGGCGAGCGTAGCCTAGGACTAGGCGCGGGAGCCTCCCGCTAGACGCCCTAGGGACGATCCTAGGGCCGTAGAACGGAGGGGGCCGCTACCCTAGGCGCGGATCCTCTAGCCTACGCCTCTAGCGCGATCCTAGAGGCTTCTCTAAACCGCCATCGTCTGGTCCCAAGTCCAGAGTGCGAAAGGTGAGGGGAGAATGATCTAGAAAGGAACGGAACAATGGCAATGATTTGGATAATGATGCATCCGCGTGCTACCCATGATATGCTGGGATTCATTCCTGGCTTTCTGGATGAAAATGATCCGCGTTCTGCTAAGGAACAAATACATGCCAACTACATCTCTGGTTGGCATACTTTCCAGGGATTCAAGATGGCCGACAATGGCAATCTTCTGTATCCTGGTGATCCGCCAACAAGACTGCTCGCGATGACACACTTGCGAAACGAAACCATCTTGTTCTATGAACATGATTGGTTGGCAATAATGCAGCGTGATGGTTCTTTTGAAGTTGCGAGGATTGACTAAATGACGCCAGAAGAACTGAATGAGCGATTATTGGATATAATATCTGAAAATCGCAAACTGCAACGACATATCAATGTCCAAATGATGACGATACTTTCAAGTATCATCGAGCGCCTTGATAACAATGAGCTTGATGAAGCTATGGATGTATTGAAAACTGTGCATGCACTATATGTGCATAAAGTAGCTGGTGACTAAACTGGTGAACCTAGGCCCTATACGCTAGGGCCTAGGCGCGCTAGACTATCGCTTAGTAATGTAGCCAATGGCGGTGGCCAGCCCGCAAGTAATACAGAGCCAAGGCAATCTAGAAAGGGACAGGAACAATGGAAGATGAAAGGCGGAATCGGCAAAGCCTCATAATGCTTGAATTAACTGAGGTGATGAAGACACATTGGGATGCTGCGCTTGCCAAAACAATTGCTAGTCCTAATCGCGCCAAACGTATCATGGGCGATGTAGTTGCGGACATCATTATGGCATTATCATGTTCTATTTTAGCTTTTACTATGTCTATGATGGATTTGTCTGAAGAAAATATGGAACAATTCATCGAACATTTTGCCGCCGATATGAGAGATCTATATCACAATTATTTGAGGAATGACAATGACCTCTGAGGACCGAAACAAAGTCAAACTGCTTTGGGAACAAATTCTCAAGACAGTGAAACGTCCTGATATAGTCATGTTCATCCTCAGCGATATGGATGCTGATGGCGACAATAATACCCAAGTAATGACCAACTTGGATAAGATTGATGCCGTTAGATTCATGAATGATATTGCTAGGCTTGCCGGACCCATTGTGCGTAATTAGTCTTTGTCTTGATTCCTCCTGGCCGAGAACGCGGGCCAGGAGCGACCAGGACAAAGTGTTCTGGATGAGGAACAATGGAGAATACAATGACTCTTAATGAGTTGGAAACAGCATATAAACAATGTAGTAAAATTGCAACTCCACATCGAGAACTAAACTTTGATTATCTTCGCAAAATTGCGAAAGATGATGCAATTATCAAAGGGACATTGGTGTTCATCGAAGAACACAATACTGGATATGCCGGTCATTTGGAACGTTGGATAATAGTTATTCCAACGAAAGATGAAAAAACAATATCAGTTCAAATTGATCTTCTGCCAGGACAAATCAAAAATGCCTCCCGCTGATATTATGACAGTAACGATCAGCATATACATGGCTGGATTTATCTTTGCTAGTCTAGCTATAGTATTTCTGGGGTGGTTACTCAGTAAACTATGACGTGATTCCTCCTGGCCGGAATACGGGCCAGGAGCGACCACCTCATGGTGGAACCTAGAAAGGAAAATAAATGATATGGAAAAGTTACGACTTGTTATCGCCATCAGTATGCTTGCTGTTGGGGCCAATGCACAAACTCTCAATACTAGGAAAGACAGTATTGGCCAAACGCACATCGACGGCACTGATCGGAATGGTAACCATTTCTCTGGTATTTCTCGCAGAGATAGTCTTGGTCAAACTCATACTTCTGTCCGTTCTGACAACAGGACAATAGAATGTATTGGGCGGACTAACTCACTTGGCTATACTCGGCAGGAGTGCCACTAATGGTTACCAATCGGAAACTAAAATTGGTTGTCGAGAACTCACAGCCTCGCGCCGGAACCAAATGGCAGGGATTGGACAACATTTTCATCCATCGGTCTCAAATAGAATTGGGAACGAAACTGCTTAATTTTGGTAGACTAGACCACGACAGTATTTGGGAAGTCCAAACGATATTCTCTGTGTTTGAGAATTCAGGACGCAGAAAGTATTTGGACAATATTGATAAATTGAATGATCAAGTTGTATTGAAACGTATCGGCAGTAACGAAACGCGACAAATGACGTTCGTCTATCTATCCTATTCTGCTATATGGAGATTGATGAACGAATAGCACAGGTTGACGTAGTGAGCGCCAGAAGTAATTCTGGTGGCTCATTACGCCAGCGATAGTGCTGGATCTAGAAAGGAATGGAACGATGGAAAATACTGATATGATCAAACTTGATATAGCGGAAATGATTCTGCGAAGCAACAATTGCAGAATCACTTCGTTTCTCTCCAGTGGCTCTACTCAATATGTGGTAAAGAAACGCAAATTGAGTATATCGCCAAGCTTTCTCAAAATAGGAACATTGTGTGATTGGATAATCAACAATGAAACCTATATTGAGGGGGCATAAATTTGGCCAAGAAACCAATTAAGAAAGAATCAGAAACCGACAGAAAAATTCGGTTGCTGGAGAACAAGATCAAGAAAATGGACAAAACGATCAAAGAATTAGAGCGTAAGATAAATCACGTGTATGATATTGATTCCTCACCAATAAAAGATCAAGATGTATTGAATAAGCCTGCTGTTCAGCCGTAACTATATTTGGCGCCAGGAGAATACTTCTGGCGTCGCTTTGCTCGATTGAGCATGAAAGGAACTGGAACAATGGACAAAACGTTTGACTTGATGGTAGAAGGCACGTCAGATGATCCATATAAGGTTGCGCCACTTGCTCTTGAATTGAACAATCTTGTTTGGAATGAAGATGTTCCTCCAGATATAGTTGTATTGCCTGGTGGCACTATGCTTATCAAAACTGGTAGATATTTGACGTCTGGTAATCATTACTGTTATAGAATAGCAACTGTTGCCTTTTTGATTGAAGGGAAATTGGAGAAAAAATAGAGGGATTTACTTCCCCTTTCGTTCGCGCTAGACTTACTCCGCCCTTGGATGGGCAAATGATTTGTAATGGCGCAAATCATTATTGGAGCAAGTCTATGTCTGATAATACTTCAAATGCTGTTGTAAAGCAAATCATTCCTCTACCGATCACTGTAGAAGAAATGATTGCTAAGCGCACAATGCCTGACAAACGCACCCTTAATGACTATGTAGATGATATACATAAAGCATTATGGGCAGAGTCAAATGAAGAATACCAAAAATTGCTAGATGCAGTTTACGATGAGGATGCAGTTGAAGGTTCTCTAGCAATTGATAATGCCAAAGCTGCAGAGATCATTCGTAATTGGGCATTGCAAGATGATAGAATGCCTTATGTTGCAACCAAGAAACTAGCAACAATTGTTAAAGCACTTAATGTTGTTCTGAAACGCTACAAAATGACTCGCAAAGAACGTGCTTCTACCATTGATGGTAGAGTGGTTAACGGCGAGTAACAACAATTGGGCCAGGAGCATACTTCTGGCCCATTTTTGGAGGAACACATGGACAAACTAGCAGAGCAAATTCGTAATGATCTAGTAAGAATAGAAAAAGCTGATAATGAATGGGTGGAAGGCACATTGTCTCTATGCCAACATTTGTTAGAAGCAAGGAATAAACATCCAAATAACAATAAATTTGGAGATTGGTTGAAAAGCAATAAGCTTGCTATCAACGAACATGATAGAGAAGCATTACTTCATATGGCGCATGAATTGACTCTGACTAAAATAGTTTTACAAGAAACTAAACGTAAATCATATCAATATATTTGGCGAGAAGAAATAAAGCCGCGTTCCGCTTACGTAAGCGGAACGCGTGATAACGTAATAATTTCTGAAAAGAAACATCAACGTGTAACCCCAAAATTAGATGCGGCCAGAAAAATTGTCAGAGAAAAATTGGAATCTAACGAGCCTATTATTAGAGACAAAATATCTAATGAACACAACATTCCAAATTGGACTGTTGCTAACGCAATTGTTGCTGAAAAGGCCAGATTAGAAGCCAAAGAAGAAATTAGACAAGAAGCAGAAAATCCACCATATAATAGAGAGGAATGGTTGAAAGAAGTTAATGCACTTTCAAATCAATCGGAAAAGAAACGTTTATTGAAACTTGATAAAACTGTATGGAGTGGATTTGATGAAGCTGTCAGTAAAAGATGCCAAAAATGGGCAGATGAAAGTGGCATTTCATTTTTCATGAAACGAATTGATTCTGATTTGCAAATGTTTAACAATCCCCGTAATGCTGTTATGTATAAAACTGAATACAATATAATTTTACGAGCATTACATCCTGATACTGGACACACTAGAACCAAAGAACAAATGGAGGAAGCATTTAGAATATTCACCCGTTATAAATTCAAAATGATCAATGATGCTGAAGAGCGTGAAAATGCCATAAGAGCATTACACAGTTCAATGCCCAAAACTCTGGCGGAAATGATGGCCAGAAGAAAGAACAAATAATATACAAGTGGAATAGCGGGGCTTTACGCGCCCCGCGCTTTCCGCTAGACTTCCTTCGCTACAAGAAAAGGAACAAGCAATGAAAGATGTAAGGCTAGAAAAAATCACCAATTTAGCAGAGAATATGAGGGATTTAGAAAACGAAATAACAGTTATACAGAAACGATTAAAAGCCTTGACTAATCAGCACGATCAAATATCAGCGGTAGAATTGCCTGAGTTGATGGCAGAAATCAACTTGAGCAGTTTTACTTTGTCTGACGGAACGAAAATCAATATCGCTCCCGTATTTAAGATCAGCGTTACTAAAGACAAAATGGAGAGCGCTTACCAATGGTTGGTTAAACATCAACATGACGGTATGGTCAAAACTCGAGTATTGTTGCCGACAGGTGTCGACAATTACGTCCTCAATCAAATAGCCGAATACTTGCGTGAAAAGGTAGGATGCGATGTGCAAACTGAACGAGTAATACATCCTCAGACACTTGGTGCTTGGGGCCGCGAGTGCGAGAGAGAGGGTATAGTTATACCAGAAGAACTATTTTCAATCTTTCGCAGCAACAAAACAGTGATTGGATAATACAATGGTCAAACGTGTTAGTCGTATGGACTCAGTAACTGAACAACTTCCCGCCACACTTACAGCGGAAGAAGAAGAACTTATCAAACTTGCTCAAAAGAATACGAAATTTGATCGAAATGAACTAGTTGTTCCAAGACTCAAGATATTGCAGCCATTGAGCCCAGAAGTTCAAGATGGAGGCAATCAATACGTTAATGGTGCGAAACCAGGAATGTTATACAATACATCATCTGGTAAACTTACTCCTGGCCAGGAGGGGATGATTTGTTGCATCATTGGGCACCAGAAACAAGTGATCGAATGGATACCTAGATCAGCCGGCAGCGGTCTAGTAAAGATTTGGGGTATGGACGATGGCTGGAAAGCATTGTGCGAACCCGATCAACGAGAGGCTTTAAATCCAGTAACGAAAGATGGTCACACTATAGATAAACAAAGATCATTCTTGATCTTTGATATAGACCCCAAAACTGGTGCGGATGATCCTAGTTTCTTCAATATGAAAGGCACCAGTAATAGAGTGGCCAGCCATCTATCCACAATGCTTACTCAAGTCAGATTGAAGATGGGCGACGGCAAGACGATCATTACTCCACCATATTATTATTATCTCTACAAGTGCACGATAGAGCGTATGACCAATGAAAAGGGCACGTGGTGGTCACCTAAATTCGTCAAATACACCAACGATAAAGGTGAACACGTTAGAACTCAAGATATGCCTAACGGCCAGGAGACATTTGAAAAGGCCAAGTTATTCCAAACTCAATTCTTGGAAGGAACCATTCAACAAGATACCTTTGATCAACCAATCGACACCAATAATGATCTAGATGGTGACGCCGTAGCGTTCTAACAAATTCAGATTGAGGTTCTGAGGCAACTCTCACATGACGGGTGCACATGGCGACATGGTTATTCTTCCCTAACAATTATGGGTCCTCTTATCGGCTCCCTCCCAAATTGTATGGGCAAACTTTCCTCAGGTAAAAAACAAAGAGTAAAGATAACCGCACCCACTAATCCATACACAAGGAAACTAAATCATGGCAACGCCGGTCAATTATACTGAAATTGTTCATAGTATTGATGAACGATTGGCTAAAATTGAGAAGATGATTACTGCTATCTATAATGATGAAGAACCTCCATCAGCATCTCCAGTAATGCCGAGGAAATCATTTGATAGCAATAAGTCTAGAGATGAAATGACCGCTGAAGAAGAAGTCAAAGCCTATGGTCAACAAATACCCTACAATTTGTTAGATAATCCAGTTGAAGTGGCTGAGTTTCAGCAGTTTCTTTACGAGTGTAAGACCAAGTATCGCCAGAAACTATACGACAAAGAATTGGAAATGGTAGACTATGCGGATAAAGGTTTTGAAGACGTAAGATTGTCCAATCGGCACTTGGTTACGATGAAGAAAATATACCTCAAAGTAATGGGAAAGCAATGGCCATTTCACACTAAATCTGGTTATATGTATAAGCTTGATCCATATGCACCATATTGGGAATGGATTCAATGATCATATTAGGCGCTGGACTTAGCGGTTTGCTCGCCGCCAGGAGCTTACAACAATTCAAACCCATTATTGTGGAGAAACAATCATCACTTCCCAATAATCATAGCGCATTATTGCGTTTCCGTAGCAATGAAATAGCCCAGATTACTGGGCTTCCTTTCAAAGAAGTCAATGTCTATAAAGGTGTGTTGACTGAAAGTGGAATCATAACCAATACTCCAACAATACGAGATTTCAATGCCTATTCTATAAAGGTCACCGGACAAGTATCAGAGCGATCTATTATTAATCTAGCGCCATCGAAACGATACATTGCTCCTGGCGGGTTAATCTCTACATTGAGCGATAACCTAAACATTACTTACAATATGGATGCGAAAGATTTGGTCTATACGGCAGATGGGCCTATTATTTCTACAATACCTATGCCTGAACTAATGATTATGCTAGAGTATCCTCATGCTATTCCTTTCCAATATAAACCTATTTGGACTATCAATATAGAGTTGGCGAATGTCGATGTCTACCAAACGTTGTATGTTCCTTATATTGATAGCCATCCGTATCGAGTGAGTATTACTGGTAACAAAATGACTTTAGAGTTCGCTACAGAACCATTAGAGGATCATCAAGAATTAGTGGAATATTATATGGACTTGTTGTTGCCCAACTGGTATCACGCTAACGTTTATATCAAATCAAAAGCATTAAAGCTACAAAATTATGGCAAGATTATTCCGGTATCGGATGATAAACGGCAATCGTTTATGATGTGGGCTACTGATAATCATAATGTATATTCATTGGGGAGATATGCTACTTGGAGACAAATACTATTGGATGATTTGGTGAAAGATTTACGACTGATAACGAAATGGATTGTTCAGCGAAACAACTATGAACGCAGAAAGGAAACCGCACAATGAAAGTCACGGTAATATCCTGCACGCCAGAAGCCATAGAGTTGCTCATCTTTACCAAGAATACTCGACTCAATATGGGTCCGAAAGGAATGGCCGACATACGCTCCTGGCCGAGAGAAAAGAAGATGGAAGAATTAAAGTATATGTCAACTACAATTCCCAGTTCATGGGAGTTTGTAGACCTTACCTTTTGTATTGAAGGCGTATCGCGTGCCTTTACTCATCAATTGGTGAGGACAAGAACAGCTTCATTTGCCCAACAGGCTATGCGTATAGTTGATATGACTGGGTTCGATTATCACGTTGGACCATCTATTGAGAACAACGAAGCTGCCAAAGAATTATACGATGCAGAAATGATAGCGATTAGTGATTGTTACGGCGATCTAATAAAAGCTGGGGCGAAACCAGAAGATGCTCGTGGTGTATTGCCTACTGATATTCTCACCAATATCTGCATGAAGATGAATCTCAGGGCGTTTTCTGATCTAGTCAAGAAACGCTCTAGTCCACGAGTTCAAGATGAATACGCTCAAGTATTGAAGCTGATGGTAGAAGAAGTATTGAAAATATGGCCTTGGGCACTAACGTTTATCATGCCTAGACATAGTGATGCGTTCATTGCGTTGTCACGTTATTTCACTGTTCAACTGAACAAAGAAGTGAAAGAAACAGGTAAATCACAAAACGAAACTGAGGCTTGGGCAGCAATGAAATATCTGGATATACTTCGCCAGGAGTAATGAACATGTATGTAATAATAGCCGGCAATCCACTAGTTGGTTTCGATGTATATGGAACATTTCCAGATGAAAGGGCGGCAGAAGAATATGGTGAAATAAATCTAACGGAATATTGGATAATCGAACTAACGCCGCCGTTAGAGGAGAATGATGATGAGTAAAGAAGCCATCTCAATTAATTATCTGCAAGAAACCAAAACCAAGTATCTATCTGACAATGAATATCCCTATGAAGCATTTGTAGTTGGTAGCGATAAACAAAATAATATCGGTGCCAATATAGCCAAATTATTGAGAAAAAAACTATGGACTGTAACTGAATTTGAAAAGCAAAATTGGAGTCCATTTGCGTTAGCGGAACATGGTAATCATTTATCAACTATAGTATTGGCCAATGGTTATACTCATCTAGACTGGATTGAAAATCAACCCGACAAAGAAATCATAGAGTCAGTATTTGTCAACTTATCGGTATCAATGTTGGCCGCTAAACATTTCGTGCAAAATACGATCAATAATCCGTGGCCGAAATATATTGTATTTATTGGGTCTATGGCGTATAGATCAGTGCTTAATGGTTCGGCGCCATATTGCGCAGCTAAGGCTGGATTGGCTCATTTCGCTAGATGTATCGCTTACGAATTGGCACCCAAGAACTATAATGTATTCTGTATACATCCAAGTAATACTGAAGGAACTCCAATGACGGAAAAAACTATAGTTGATCTACAACGATACCGTAACTTAACCAGAGATGAAGCAGAACAATATTGGGGACACGGATTACCTAGACTTAACTGGCTACAATCAACTGATATTGCCGAACTAGTGGCTTTCCTAGTTAGCGGCAAAGCTGATTACTTGAGTGGAGGGAACATAGATCTTACTGGTGGACAAAGATAATGAACGCAATAGACAATATAGAACAAATGTTGTCCACATATCGTGAACGCAATGCGATATATGGCGACAACTATAAGGTAGCAGGCGTAATATTTAAGCAACTATTCAAAGATGGATTAGAAATCAAAACAATTGAGGATTACAACAGATTTGCTATTCTTATGCAAATCATTAACAAAATCATTAGATATAGTTTTAATTGGCAAACTGGTCATTGTGATAGTCTACATGATCTAGCAGTATATTCCGCAATACTAATGGAACTGGACCAGGAGTATATCAATGACGTTAAATGAACCTAATGATCTATCAAGTTTGTTCTATACTGCTATGCTTAGAACCATACCAGAGTATTCTCCTGGCCGCCAGGAGCTGCTCAAATTGAACATAGGACCAGGCTTTAAGCGTATCCAAAATACTATTGAGCTTGACTTGCCTGATTGGAATGCTAATACTGATGATATACCTTACGACGATGAAAGTGTAGGTGTGATATATTGTTTCGGTATGCTTGATCATATTAGCAACGTCCCTAATTTTATTGGTGAGTGTCAGCGCGTATTAGCGCCAGGAGGAACACTTAACATAAGTGTGGCTTTCTACAAGTCTAGTCTAGCCTGGGAGGATATATACCATAAGTCATGGTTTACGGAAACCACTTGGAAGAAATTGTTCGAAAAACAATATTGGTTGGCGGATAGTTTTGAATGGAAACTCAATATTGGTATCAACTTGATCATAGGTGTGGTGGAACGGAACTTGATCGTATTAACACAAATGATAAAAGGTGGTGACTGATGACTATCATTTTTCTCGATACAGAAACGACATCGCTCCTGGCGCCAGAAGCTGCTGAACTACAACATCAGCCATACATTGTAGAAATATACTGTATCAAAACGAATAAAGATTTGGAGACAATATCAATATTCCATACGTTGATAAAACCACCAATAAAAATACCCGATGAGGTAATTAAAATACATGGTATCAATGATGATAAAGTATCGGCTGAGAAACCATTTGCTGGTCAGTATAAGCAATTGGCCCGGTTCTTCACCGGCAGTGTATATATGATCGGACATAATCTTCAATTCGACAAAAGACTAATGATATATGAACTACAACGCATCAATAAACAGTTTCATTTCCCTTGGCCAATAAACAACGTGTGTACAGTTGAGGAAATACAAAAGCTGAAAGGACATCGCATGTCACTTGGAGATTTACACGAAGAATTATTTGGTATGCGGTTTGATGCTGCTCATTCGGCAGAAGCTGATACTCAGGCGTTATTGCGTGTCTATAAAGAAATGATACGTAAGGATTGGATGAAAGGACCAGCGCTATGATGGTTAATACAGATATACAAGAACGACATACTATAGTATGGATTCAATCTGATACGCAAGGCATATTGGTATCGTGGGAATGGAATGAAGCTACAATTAGTTGGCATGTTAGTATAGAAAAAACACCAGTTCATACAATGACGCCAGGAGAATATGAAGTATTATGGAGAGGGGAAGTAGCGCCATGACACATCATTTATTGAAAGGAAATGAAACGCTAGAAGAATGGTGGAAAAAGAATGGGCTCAATCATGATAAGGCTAGAGAACAACGTAGAGAAGTCTATATAAAACAACTAAAAGAAACCGCAGCAATAATGGATAGGTATAAGAATGAAAACCCAACTACAGATCAGAACTGAATATTCATTTCGTTGGGCTTATGGTCATGTTGGTAGAGTAACGTCCAGACTTAAAGAAATGGGTTGTCAAGCTGCGGCCATTACTGATCGTAACTCTACCTTTGGACATATACCGTGGGATAAACACTGCAAGACAGTGGGAATCAAGCCGTTATTTGGTTGCGAATTTGCATTTATTGAGGATGCTACAGTTAAAGAAAAGCGCCAGAAGTTGTTCTATTTGCCTATAGTGGCTAGAACCAATGCTGGATTGAGAGAAATATACGCAGCAATGGAAGAAGCCACTAGTCAGTTTCATTATGTGCCTCGCTTATCTTTTAACAAAGTAAATGATTTTTCTCAAGATGTAATAATATTGTCGGGGAACACAGGTCTAGGTCAAGGCTTTTGCGGAAAATTACCCGGCTACGTATCGGCTAGTCCGTCCACGCTCTACTCTTTATTATCAAATAATAATCTAGTGCCGGTATCTGACAACTATATGATTACTGTTAACGACAGATCAGCCTATGAAATATTGGCTGGTAAGAATAAAAATGATCGCCCATCACCAATGCATATCTTAGATGAATGGGAAATCAAAAACGAAATTGAACTAGAAGATGAATCGTTTCTCCTGGCGGATAGACTCGCTGAAGAATGTAATGCTACAATACAAATCGCCGACAACATCCGATATAGAACCAATCAGTCATTGTTGGAGTTGTGTATAGCTGGCGCCCAGGAGCGTGGACTGGAACTAAACCAAGTATATATTGATCGAATGAACTATGAACTAGAGCTGATCGAACATAAAGATTTCACGGACTACTTCTATGTAATACATGATATGGTTAGATATGCGAAAAGGAATATGATCGTTGGACCTGCTCGCGGTAGCTCTAGCGGTAGTCTTGTCTGTTATTTGTTGGGTATTACTGACATTGACCCTATACCTCATGATCTCATATTTGAGCGTTTTATTGATCTAACTAGATCTGATTTGCCTGATATAGATATTGACTTCCAAGACAATAAGCGCGAAATGGTATTTGAGTATATACAAAACAAATACGGGCAGGAGAATGTAGCTAGACTTGGAACTGTATTGAGGTATAAGCCCAAGTCAGCTATATCGGATGCTGCTAAAGCATTACAAATACCAGATTGGGAAACCAAATCCGTTAAAGATTCAATATTAAAACGATCCGGCGGTGATTCTCGTGCGACCTATTGTATAATGGATACGTTCTCAGAACTAGAGGTGGGACAAGCATTCCTCAAGAAATATCCTGCGATGAAGATTGCCGGTGATCTAGAGGGACACGCTCATTATACTGGTAAACATGCGGCCGCAGTCGTCATTACTGATAAGCCGCTAATCAATTACGTTTCTAAAGATATCAGAACCAATACCGTTCATCTAGACAAATTTGATATTGAGCATATCAATCTACTTAAGATAGATGCTCTCGGCCTCAAAACGTTATCCATTGTATCCGATTGTCTAGCGGCAATAGGTTGGACATATAATGATCTGCTTAAACATCCATTGGATGATGATGTAGCATTTCAAGTATTGCGGCGATTTGAATTCTGTGGTATATTTCAATATGAGGGACAGGCTTTACAGACATTGGCCAGAAGAGTTCATATTGATCGTTTCGATGATGTATCAGTATTAACAGCATTGGCCAGACCAGGAACATTTGCTTCTGGCGCGAGTAACGATTGGGTTCAACGACGAATGGGCCGCCAGGAGGTATCTCATATTCATCCAGTAACGGAAGCCATTACTGGTAGCACATATGGACTCATTGTCTACCAAGAACAAGTAATGAAAATAGTTAGAGAAGTCGGTCATCTATCTTGGGAAGATACGTCGCTCATCCGTAAGGCTATGAGTAAGTCACTCGGTGTAGAATACTTTGATCGTTATTGGATTAAATTTAGGGCTGGTGCTCTAGAACATGGTTTCGAAGAAGAAACTGCGAAGAAGATTTGGGATGCTATCAATACTATGGGGTCTTGGTGCTTTAATAAATCTCACGCTGTCGCTTATGGTATGCTTAGCTATTATTGTTGTATCCTTAAAGGACATTATCCGATTGAATTTGCTCTGGCATGCATACGCAATACCGGTGATGTTAACTCTATTAAACGGTATCTCAGAGAACTAGATCGCGCTGGATTTGCGGTTAAAAGTCACGATCCGATGCTTAGTGAGATAGGATGGTCCTATAAAGATAATCAATTCTTGGGCGGATTGACTAATATCAAAGGCATAGGGGCCAAGAAAGCCGCAAGAATACTCCTGGCGCCTCCCGGTAATAGACCATTCATGTTGCCTAATCCGATCGTTACTCCATACGACAATTTGTTTGAAGGCAGAACTAGGTTCGCTGATATAATGGCCAATCCTCGCAAATACAATATCATTCATCATAAAAGATCAGACTTAATCGACATCAGCGATGATTATGAGGGGCCAGTAGTATTCATTGCGAAGATGGTTCATCGAAACGAACGATCATTGAACGAAACTATGTTTTTAGTCCAACGCGATAATATCAAGGTGCCCAACGACAAATGGCTCAACGTCATATTGGAAGATGATACGGCAACGGTATATGCTACCGTTAGTCGGTTCAAGTATCCATCTATGGGAGTCACGTTGCTCAATAAACATAACTTGGGTGATTGGTTCATTGTGGGAGGCATGGTGCGCAATGGTCGCAGAGTATATATAGAGCGGTTTAAGTTTATCGGGGCGGCTAGCTAGATCCTATAGATTTACATAGGTTGCGCAATACTTGGCATAGTATTACTACCCGTTAAATAGGCTCTAGACGATAGCTCGGACGTAGGCTATTCTTTAACGGGTAGAGCGGGAGAAATAGAATGATTATTATTTGCGCTCAATGTAATAAATCGCATGTTACCAGTAGAACAAATGCTAAATTTTGCTCTGAAAACTGTAGAGTTTTATACCACTATCATCATTCTACCAAAATAAAGAATATCAAAAATACTAAACAGATCCAAAATTTTAGTTATGTAAATACTGCTGGACAAGCCATTCGCAAGCCTATGAGCGATCATGTTTATCATCCTCAAAATATTCTAAAGATGGATGATAGAACCAATTATTATAGAGGCAATGGCATATTTGGATATGATGATCATGAGGCTATCGGCATCGAAGATGAAAGCAGCATAGAATGAAATATGGAGATGAATGGAATAATGAGAACACTACAACCGCCCTAGAAACCGCTTTATCGAAAACGATAACGGAAACGAGAAAACAATGAAGTATGTGATACTTAACGGCAAATCAATTATTAAACCTGCATATATTGAGCCTGTGATCAAATATATTGTGGAAAATGAATTAAATCAATTTGGAATGCCAATTGATAACAATACAAAAACTTGGTTTGAAATTCCAATCATTAAACCACCAAGTGTTAAGCCGAAATTAAAACGCAAACGTTATTTGAAAGCCAATAAAGAAATACGACAAAATTTTGATATAATTAAACGATATCGGCGCTGCTATATTTGTAACAAAAGATTCAAAGTGCCGAATTTATCCGATAAAAAATACCACTATTGTTCAACATGTAAAGGATAAGCAATAAATGCAACCTGAACTATACTTCCATCAAAAAGAAGCACTAAATGTTGCATACGATAAAACTGCATTTGCTTGGTTCATGGAGATGGGGACCGGCAAATCAGCTATCATTATCCATGAAATCAGTCATCTGATTGAACGAGAAGAAATCAATTGTGCGATTATATTGGCTCCCAATAACGTTCACGTAAATTGGAAGTCAGAGTTTTTCATTCATTGTCCTAATATTGAGAAGATAGGAATACAGATTTGGCGATCAGGTCAAGACAAAGAAAAACGTGAAGCGGAAACCAAAGCCATTTTGAACTCTGGAAAAACACTGGTGTTCTTGATGAACATCGAAGCTATATCCACAACTACTGGCCGGGAGTATCTCAAACGAATACTTAGCGCCAGAAGAAAGGCTTATTTGGCTATAGATGAAAGCCATAAGATCAAAAATCCTACCGCCATCAGAACAAAATCAGCCATAGAGTTGAGCAAATTTGCCAAGATCAGACGTATCGCTACCGGAACAGAGGCAGAAGAAGGTATTGAAAATTTGTTCTCTCAATTTAAGTTTCTTGATCCGAACATTATCGGCACTAGATCATATACCGCATTTAAGGCTATGTTTTGTGTAATGGGTGGATTTGAGAATAGAGAGATCAAAGGATACCGAAACGAAACTATATTGGCCAAAAATATTGCACCTCATATTTATTCTAAGCGCAAGAAGGATTGTTTAGACTTGCCTGATAAAGTATATGTGAGACATGAAATATCGCCGACTATGGAGCAATTTAAATTATATCGGCAACTAGAAGAAGAATTGATAATTGAGTTGAAGAATGGAACCATCGTAGATGCAACAATGGCTGTGACTAGAATAATACGACTACAACAAATACTTTGTGGTCACTTGAATAGTTCTGAAAGAATTCAATCAGACGGTAAAACGCAATATTTATTGTCTAGACAACACGTCGAAACAATACCATCCAATAGAGCATCATACGTGGCTGAAATAGTCGATGAGGCCAGTAGCAAGGTGATTGTATTTTGTCGTTTCATTAAAGATGTAGAATTGGTGGTATTAGCTTTAGCCAATGCTGGTATTGGTTCTATTGGTATATCATCATTAGTTGATGGTAACAATCGTATGGCGGAAATAGATCGTTGGAGAAAAGAACCTCATTTGAAGGCTCTAGTAATGACCACTGCTACTGGCGGAATAGGACTAACCCTCAATGAAGCAACAACAACTATCTTTTACAGCAATAGTTGGTCGGCTACCGATAGAATTCAGGCAGAAGATCGCAACCATCGTATTGGTCAAAACGATAAAGTAACATATCATGATATGGTAGTGCCTAATACTGTAGATGATAAATTGTTGAGAGCACTGTTGAATAAGCAGAAAGATTCAATAGCGTTTCGTAATTTGACTGACGTCGTAAGATTTTTAGAGGAATAGCGGTATCGTTACTCGACGCGACCTAGGTATTTCTCTATAAGGATAGTTGCGCTTCCTCGCGCGTCCGACGCCTAGATCGCTTCTACTTCCGCAGCAGAGAGCTATTTACTTATGTAAATAGATGATCCTGCTCGGTATCGTAGAGGCGATCAACGAACTAAATGTATGCTGCGGAGCATAAGTTCGGGCCGGGTATGATTGGCGCGCGAGGAACAAACTACTCATATTCGATGGACGCGCGGGAAGCGCACTAACATTTAGTTGTTGGTGCGCTTTTCATTTGTATTACTTGACATCAGATGCGTTTCTCAATACCAATTGCTCTATTATCGGCTCTTTCACTGGCGCGAATTAATTCATCAAGTTTTAATTGAATTGCATTGGTGTCGCGATTTTGCGTGTGCTGTAATAAGAACACCATTAGAAACGTGATGATTGTTGTAGCGGTATTGATCACCAGTTGCCAAGTATCTGACCAATTAAATATTGGTCCGGATATTATCCATACAATAATAAGTATCAAGGCAATGCAAAAGGCAATGCCAGTCCCGGCCGCCGCAGAACCCCATTCGGCAATTTTAGAAAACAATTAAATTTTCTTTATCGGTAAAGGTTTGGTTTTTACCGGCATTCTAATGTAATTGATAACTATTGAACGTATTTTAGTGCAGGCACCACATGCCATTACTTTATCCTTTCCTGTTGCAATAAACACTTGCGCACGATTTCAGTGAGCAAAGCATTGCGTTGTTCAGCATTATTATTGATGAACCATACTACAAATCCAAGAAATATAATATTGATAATTACCAGTAATAAAAATGCTGGTGGTAATACGGAAATAAGTTTGTCGCTTATCCTGCCAATTAACCCATGTCTACCATTGCCATTCGTTTCGGACATTTACCAAATGCGTCCGCCAAATATAAGCAACAATATCACTATCAATACAACAATACCTATACCACCACCATAATAAGGCCCATATGGCGAGCTGTTATAATAACCTGAATGCCATCCCCATCCACCCATCAATATAAATATCACAAGTATAATTAGCAGTAACGTGACAATACTCATTCTTTTTGTTCCTCTGTTTTTGCTCCTGGCGGAGGCACTCTGCCCATTTCTATATTGGCCTGTTCAATCAGAGCATTAGCATTGGCCACAACTTCTTCAGGAATAGCGTGTAAATTAACTACAGGCGGGACTGTAGCGAGTGGGTCGGCAGGTAAGACATTGATTTCATCAGACACAGTGCTTCTCCTATTAGAGTATTTGTCCACCAGTTCCAACTGTTCCTGCTACGCTGCCTGGTAGCGTAGCCCCTCCATTGCTTGTGGTAATAATGCCATTAAGAAATGCATTGTATTTTGCTCCAGTGACAGTTCCAGATGTAGGCCAGGTCGTTGCATTCACTTGCCCTACCGCTCCTGCTTGTATTATTGCTGAAGAATAATTTGGAGAACCAGTGAATGTAGTTGTTACGCTGACTAATGTAATACTAGCTCCAGATGCTGAAGAAATCATATTTGGTGCTGAACCATAAACACTCAATGTAGTTAGTGTGGTATTGAACGGATATATTACGGCACCATTATCTGCCACCATTTGTCCATGTGAACATGGACCAAGTGCAACAGCATCGTAATAAATTACAGCACTTCTACTGGCATATAAGCCATAACCAAGAGTCTTGTAATCTTGTCCAGTGCTAATGCCTGTGGCTTCTACTGAAAGCCCTTGTGCAACAACTACTATACTTTGAGTTGCTTGGATTGCAGGGCCATCAGTATTCTTTACGATATAGTTTCTGGGGTTAAGTTTATCACCAGTAATCATCCACATTCCATTGATAGGAATTGAGAAAATAACCTGCGCATAAGTCCCCGCAGTTTTCAATTGAAGATTTATACTGAAACCAGCCGGATCAATATGAGATGTTATCCAATTGACTGCGAATTGTAATGTTCGCCAAGGCGTTCCAACCGCGCCGTTACCCGTGGTATCATTACCAGCAAGATCAACATAATAATTAGTGCTGGCGGTAAGCGCCGTTTTAAACTTGCCGCTAATCGCATCGCGCAAAGTATTAGGATTTACATCACTCGCGGTTTGTCCACCCCAAGTAAATACACTAGCCATCTGACCATACAGATAGTTGTCCTTTTGATCGTTCCACTGTTGAACAGAATTAAATTGTTCAATAGTAGGTGGGGCTTGACCAATATAAGACCAACCAGCGGCAGCTTGCGTATCACTAGGGTCTTGTAGTGTGCCGCTCGATGCCCACCATTTTGTAAAACGATTAAACCAATTAGCTGGCATTCAACTATTCCTTCACACAGATACCGGGCCAGGAGCAATTGCCCATTTCCGTCTAGGGTATTTGCTATTGGCTACAGTATTCTTTTGCATCTGTTCAAGTATCCAAGCGTAACTGTCATCTGCTCCTGGCGCACCCGCAGCACTCAACAATGCTAATGCTCCCATAATATAGCTAGGATAAGTCAAATCTAGTGTAGTTGGAAATGCATTGGCATCAGTATATTTAACTTTAGTGGATTGGAATTGTTCATTGAGTTGCCATGCCTCTAACCAATCATCAGCATAAGGCCCAGATGATGTTCCTCTTATTACCATAGTATACAATGTCGGCACCGCACGAACCCATCCTGATACGCCGTTGGTGCGTGCCATTATATCTTTGGCTTTCCAATTCATGACTGGGCGCCAATCTTCATGGCCAGCACAAACAATCCAACCCAATACTGCTGAAAGAAAATCTTCCATCCAAATTGATACGTAACCATTAGCAGGAATAGGTGGCGATGCCGGCGCCCCATTGCCATCACTAACTATGTTGAAGTTACTAGCTGGTGGAGTAGTGCTACCAACCCATCGCGTCATAAACCATTCACGTTCTTGATCTAACAACGTT